CCAACTAATGTTAATATAAGCATTCCCCCATAAATTTCTATGAGTTTCAATCAAATGCTTAAATTTAAAAGGGCTCTGATAAGGATTAGGGCGTTTTTCTAATAATCTAGACACTATATGGTTCTTTTCACGCACTCTCCCTGTGGAAGTCTTTTTGTACATCTGAAACGGCAATGTAGCAATACCATTCGCTAAAATGTTTACACAAGCGTAAACAGCTGGAACTCCCAATGCAGAATTTACCGTGACTGTTTCACCACTAGATGCTTGATGACCAAACATCTTCAAAAACCAAGGGGCAGGATCTTTTAAATCGGTTGTTTCATTCTTGGCAGCCAGCGCATTTCGAAAAATCACTTTCTCACCCCCTTTCTATCGCTTGGCTATTGCATGAGAACAAATCCCAAAAGATAATTACCAGCTAATATGTTTCCTTCCACAATTGATATTAGATATGTGTTAATAATAACAATTACAGCCCCCGTAAAAATAAAAAAATCCTCCAACCACTGGGTGAAGAACGACATAATAAAAGCTATTAAAATTTTCCTAAATCCTTTCGCCATACACCATCATCCCCTTTGAATTTGACTTCGGTATCATAAAATTCAATAACTTCTACATTAACTGTGCTGTCATGAACCAAAACACCGCTCGCTACTTGCTTTTCTATATCTTCTTTGATTTTTTCTTTTTGTTCTTCTGAGACAATACAATTTATTTGTATTTTAAGTATTTTCATTCGTCTTCCTCCTACATACGCCAATTATTTAAGAAATGACTGCTTAAATCTTCTGATTGTCCACTCATCGCTCTTGAAAAAGCGTTAATTATGGCAGCTATCGGATCAATACGATCTTTTGATTTTGATTTATCTAACATAATATTTTCTTGAGCGTCCATTTTTGTTATCGCATTACCAATAGCCCAAGTTAAAAGTGGATCATCAAAATGAATAATCTTGCCTGCGTATACTAACTTCCTAAAATCCTTTGTAGGCAAAGAAAGATGTCTAAGCATTTGAGGAATTTCTACTGTAGTAAATCCAAGTAAATCAAGATTTTGAGCGAAATGAGAAGCGTTCCATTTGTCATAATCCACTTCTTGAATTTTATAACCACTTTCACGCCAATCAACTATTTTTTGCTCCACAAAGCTATAATCAACTATACTTCCTGGTGTTGTAGTTAAGTGCCCATCTTTCTCCCACATATCGAAAGGAACACGATCAGACTTGATGCGCTCTTGAAGTTTATCTTCCGGCATAAATGAATGTTGTTTGGCTACAAAGACATTATCCGGTAAGGCGAAAACCATTCCAAGACTTGTTAGGAATTTAGCCATCTTTTCTGGAACATCTAATGCTGCTTTTAATCTTTTTCTAAGGTACTCAATACCATTTTGATAGGAGCATAATATCGGATTAGCTTTAATCCAATTAGACTCATCTTTAATATCATCTTTTTCATCTAATTCATTTATCATGACAAAATAACTATCATTATCGATTGGGCTGTTAGGGTCAAGAATTTGTGAAACATATTGATACTCAACTCGATAACACGGATTGTTTAAATCCAATCCTGCTGTCGTGATTATCATCATAAGTGGTTGAGGTCTTGCTCCCATTCCAGATTCGATAATTTCATACATTTCATCCGTCTCATGAGCATGATACTCATCGATAATGCCGCATTGCGGATTATATCCATCACCGCTCTTTCGGTCTTCTTTAGATAAAGGTCTTATGATAGAATCACTTTTTAAATGAGTAATAGTTCCATAGGCTGTTTTAAATTTATCAGCTAGATCACCACAACCCTCAATCATTTTTTGGGTTTCTTCCCAAACTATTTTTGCTTGTTCTTTTTTAGTTGCTGCACAATAAACCTCTGATGATGGTTCACCTAAGGCAGAAGCTTCATAGCTTCCAACTGTGCCAAGCGATTGAGACTTTGCGTTTTTACGACCAACTTGCCAATACCCTTTGGAAAAACGTCTATAATTTGTATCTCGATGAATCCATCCATAAATATTTCCAAAAATAAACTTCTGAATAATGTGTGGTTCAATATGTTGGCCAGCAAGAACTCCTTTTCGGTGCTTGAATAACCTCATCCAATCTAAAAATCTCTCTCCACGTTCTTCATCAAAAATATAAGGAAACTCTTTCGTGTTTTCTCTTTCTAAGTCAAACAAAAAACGCTGACACGCCCATTTATTTTTTTCACAGGCTATAATGTCACCGTTAATTACTTTGTTACTATATTCAATTAATTCTTGCCTAAGTGACATTAAACATCACCGAACTTTCTTTCAAACTCAGACGGAGTATGTTTAGGTGGGTCAGCTTTTGGAATAACCAATTTTAAACGAGATGTAATGGACAAACCAAGTTCACTTGCTGCTCCTTTGCATTCATTAAAAAGTAAATTTTTCGTTTTCTGCAATTTTGTATATGCATCATTTATAATCCTTTGTCCATCTACAATTTCAACTGGTTTTAAGCTTCTTAACAACTTTGTTATTTTTATATATTCACTCCTACTATCGATATACCGTGCCAGTCCGTCCACATCTAAGTTGCTAAATATCTTTAATTTAATTAATTCATTCGATATTTTTTGAAATTCTTCTTTCTGTTTTTTTGTTAGATAAGAAGGAATTTCTATATTATCTGTACTACCTCTAATAGCATTTTCTTGTTCTTCTCGAGCCTTCATTTCAGCTTTTGTAAGATGATTAGAACGCCCTTTTCCTTTAATTACCTCTAATGGCTGCCTTGGTCTTCCTGCCATGTCCATTCACCTCCTTAAAAAAATATGAATAAACGGATTTTTGTGTACAGAAGGGACGGATTCGCTTCCCGGCAAATGAATTTCAAAATAATTAACCCCGGGGGGCTGTTTTATGATGTGCGTTATGGCATAAATGGCACAAAGATTCAAGGTTTGAAAGCAATAATCGTTGATTCCAGTCTTCTTTCACTTCAATGATGTGATGGACGACGTTAGCTGGCTTCAAGATACCTTGCTTCACACATCGTTGGCATAGACCATTGTCTCGTTCGAAAGCCAACGCACGCATGTGCTTCCATTCCTTTGATTTATAGAATGAATTGATTTCAGAATCCCTGCCATATCTGTTGTAAATTTGTGTGGATTTCCTACGGTTTTCCTCACCGAGTTTTTCATGGTCCTCACAATATGTTTTATCTGTTAGCTTTCCGCATCCAATCTCTGCACATGGTCTGCGTGGTTTGCTAGGCATTGCTTCTATCAATCTCTTCTAATTCATCAGCCAATGCTTTTGCATGCTTGGAAATAACTCTTAACTTTGCAGAAAGATTATCTGTATTTGCATCAAGATTCACCGTTAAAGCATTTGAAGGCTTTTTAGTATTTTCTTTTCTATACTGTGCAGCCTTGAATATATCAACCAAAGCACCATTACAATTAGGACAGACGTTAATTTCTTTGTAGTTTTCTTTGGAACATCTGATTGTTTCTTCATTGCTGCATACTAAGCAAATGTATCTAATTCCTTGAATCACACTCATGATCTTCACCCTTCTTTCTCCAAAATAAAAACCGGTTATCGTAATACGAATACCGGATTCTCAATATACAACTCGGTATTTGAGCATAAAAAAACACCCTCGAAAGGATGCTTTTTCATAATTAGAATATTAATTCTACAGAGTACAAATCTTCATATTTCCTAGTGATAGTATCATTTATGATGATATCACTGTTCTTTTCTTTTCCTACAAGTAATCCACGCAGGAAATCACCAGATCCTTCAATAGTGAAGTCTTGTCCTAAATCTGTTTCAGCAAATGAACCATCTTTGAACTTCATTAAGATTTTCATAACATGTCACCTCCCTTTCCCTATAATTATCTGGGAAAGAAGTTGATTCCACAATTCCTTATCGTTCGTCAAAAAGTGACAAATTATTCTTTATGAAGCACAATCCCTACTACCCTTTCCTTCTCATAGCTCCCCCACGACCACGACTATATCTATCCCTGTCCATGCCCATGATGTTAATCCAGTCTACTTTTTCTTCTTTCGGTTGCTTTTTCTTTTTCTTCTTATTACTCATCTTTCCAAGCTGTTTTAATTGTTCTGGTTTAAGATGATCTTTGAGTTTCATATCATCACCTTCTTAAATGATTGTCAGACTTACAGAAATAGCCTAAATTTTGATTTTAATAACTTACTAGAGTATTTGTTCATTAAAATAGAAAAACACTCCTATGAGTCTAGGAACGATTGATTTAATTATTAACATCTCCTTACGCTAATAGCTTAATAAAATTGGTTATCCGACTCGCTTAATCACCCCAGAGGAATAGCTAAGGATTAATAAAGTCGATGGTCATTGAAGCACCGTCCACAATAAAGGAATTTCACCTTTATTCGTCCCGTAGCTATCGTGCGCAATACTGCTAGACTCCAGTTGCTCCCCTGTTAAACCAGCTACAACCTTCTTAGTCATTCGATACACTCGAGTACGTCTTGATAAGGGAAAGGCGCTTCTCCCATCAACTAAATAACTAGCTGATAAGAAAATGTTACCTTTTTAGGAAATAAAAATAGTCCCCTGTTTTGTCCTATGTTTTATCCCTTATTTTGTCGGGTTTTTGTCGGGAAATAAAAAACAGCACCTAGATAATTCTAAGTGCTGTTGCTATGAGATTAATTGCGTATTTCTTGTGTATGTAGTATTGGTCTTTGGTGAGTCCTAAATCTAAATACACATCAATATCCTTTACTCTGTGATTGTCTAAGTATTTACGTTGGATAATCTCTCTTTCGATTTCATTTAATGCATTCTCTAAGGCACGATCAATTTGTTTAACAAACAAGAATTTTTCTTTTTCAATATCATTTAGCATCGGGAATAGTTGGTCTATCCCTTCTGCATCCTGTTCCAGTTTATTCTGAAATGCAACTCTATAAGCTTTATATTGTTTCAATAGACGGGCAACTACTCTTCTAATCTCTTTGTCGTCCACATCTGAGAATAAAGACATTTGTTTCAAGACGACTCCCCCCATTTGTGATATGATTTAATTAGTCGAATATTAAAATGAGTTTGCTGGGAAGAGTATTCCTGGCTTTTTTTATTTATCTTCATTCGTTTTATAAACAACCATAATATGTTCTCCATATTCAGATGTTAAGCACATTTGGATGTTAATTATTTCTACATTTCGATTTCTAGCTAACCATTTATTTACTGAGTTTTCATCATTACAATATATTTGAATCATTTCCCTTCACCCTTCCTTTCATTTAGAGCATTCCAAGTTCTCATTGGTTATTGGTACCATTACCTTTCCAGATAAAACAAATGTTGTTGAATACTCACCATTACCTACCATTTCTCCACCTTTTGCGTTACATTCATTATTTTCTTTTATAGCAGCTACTACAGCTATTCCGAGCAATATAAAAATTATGGCTATAAGTAATCCTAGAACCACTCTCAATTTATCCCTTCCTTTCTGCGGATAAGTTTCTCTGGTGCAATACCTACTAGATATTTAAAAACCCATTTCCCTTTTAGACAAACATCTTTGAGTTCTAATCTACATACAATATCAAAAAATAATAGGAGGTAAACAATGTATCCAGAAGTAATTACAGGGCTTGACGGACCAATATATCACGGCACTACTTTTTTTCAAGCTGGTCCTTGGAATCAGCCTTTACATTGCCCAGATAATAAATGTCATGTTCACTATGGCCATGGAGTTATCACTTTGAAATATCCCCCCTCTCATTCAACCACTTATCCTTATCCACAATTTCTAGGATCTTACGTACCAGGTGTACCAGGTTTTACTACGCTTTTTCATGCTCATTCTAGAGATAATATCTATTCATTAATCGAAAAAGCAATTGATGGTGAATATTCTGCTATTTCTTGTTATCAACATCTAATATCTATAGCGCCATCAAATAAGATAAAAGAAAAAATCAATGAAATAAGAAATGATGAAATTAGGCACTTCGAAACTTTTTCCAGTTTATACACACAATTAACTGGAAAAAAACATACCCCAAAAATTACGGAAGAGTGCCCAAAACAATATAAATCTGGATTAGACTTTGCATTTAAGGATGAACAAGAGACGGTTGATTTTTACTTAGAAACTGCCTCCAAAACTAATAATCCAAAAGTTAAAGAAGCATTTATCAGAGCTGCGCATGATGAACAAAATCATGCAGTTTGGTTCCTTTATTTTTTAAATAAGATTGGAAGCTAGGATCTCCACCTAGCTTTTACCTCTTTTTCTTTATAGTTATCTATGTTTTCTCTCCTGGTGCCTATATCCCAAATATATAATCATAAATATA